TCGTTTTAAACATTTCAGACATGTAAGAATCAATATCACTAAATGCGACATCATAAGCTACAGAACTTGCATTTTTGTATATCTTCTCAAAATAGCTCTTAGCAGCCGTTAAGAATCCGCCGTTCCCAGTAGCCAGTCCCTCAATCGCATTGTTTCTCACATCTAGCATAGAAGTGACAAGAACTTGATTGTTCTTTGCCATTTCCTTGATGGTTTCGGTATATTTTTCTCCAACTAATCCCAATTCCTTGAATTGTTCCGTATACTCTTTGATGAGCTCTTTTTCGGTTCGAAATTCCATTCCAGCAAAACTTTCTAAAGTGGACCCCCGAAACAAATCTGCTTTTTCTTTTTCCAAGAACTCCAATTGCTTTGTAAACTCATGAACTTGCTTCTTCCATTCTTCAATAGAGGATTCTGTCAGATTTCTTCCAGTAGCCCGTCTTAGAGTTTCGTGATTCACCTTCTCTAATGCTTTATCCAACTGCTTCATCTCCGCATCGGTAAAAGCATCTAATTCAGTCTTATCAAAGCCTAGATATTTTAAGAGTTCCGCTTCCGAAATATCTACTTTCGTATACGTGCTTTTATGTTTGTGTCTAAATCCACTTCGGTATCTCGCTGAACCTTTTTCCAGTGCAGTAATATCTGCAAAATGTTTTCCTGAAATCATAGAATTATGCAACAAATCAAAGTTTCTCTCTCCACCTACAATCATTCGAATAGTTGGATTTTTCGCAACATCTGTCAACATTCTATCTGCAAAACTTTTAATTCTTTCAGAATTTTGTTGGATTGCTTGTGTCAATTGTTGCAATGCTGATATTTGTTTTTTGTAAGCTTCTTCGTTTTCTTTGTTTTTTGCATCAATTTTTGCCGCTTTTTTCTTTCCGCTTCTTCCAATTAGAGAGCCTATAGTTGCTGCAATTCCTATTCCTGCTGCTGCTATCCCCGCAGCAGCTCCTATCGATGCCATACCACCTGAAAAAGAACCGGCTTTACTAAACATCCCAGCAATAGAAGACATACCTCCCCAGTCTTTCATAGCACTTCCAATACTAGCAGCACTTCCTAAGATATTTGCAAATCCTCCGATTGTTTTACTCCCTGTCGCGCTTGCTAATTGAGAAAAACCATTTGCAGCAGTATTCAAAGCATTGATGGTTGCATTTAATTTGTCGTTATACTCTTGTTTTTTTCGAATTTCCTCATTTTGTAACTTTTCATTTGTTTCGTAAAAATCTTTTTGCTTTTCTAAATTCGTAATAGCATCCGCATATCTATCCTCATCTAATTCTCTTAGAGCTTGAATTGCTGTTTCGGTATTTTCAATTTCTTTGCTTAACCTTTTTGATGAATCCGTTTCTTTTGCATTTTTCTCTGATTTACTATGGAATGTTTTTAAAATATTTTGTGCTTCCATGTCATTCAGTTTATTCTTGGTGTCTTGAAATGATTTGGAAAAAGAAGAAGTTAATGATTCCGAACCTAACTCTATAGCTCTTTGAAGATTACTTTTGAACATATCTAGGTAGTTTTCTAGCTTTTCTTTTTTAGAAAGTCCTATAATATCCCAAAATTTCGGTAAGTCTTTCATTTCTTTTTTGTATGTCTTTATAAACTCTTGTAATTCGTCTCTATCTGCTTTAGATTTGGATCCTTTTTTATCTGTTTTGTCATAACCGGATGCTAAAACAGGAGAAGTAGCCTTTTCTTCTTTTTTAGAATAAATTCCCGTAGGAGCACTCAAGAACCCATCATTTGAGTTATTAGGATTGTAGTTAGTTCCCCAATAATGCTTTTTATTGTAAGCCCTCAAATTTTCTTGTCTTCTTCTCTCACTCTCAGTGATTCTCTTATCCCTCATGCTATCATTTACTTTTTTAAGAGTGTAAGCTGCTCCGGCTACTACGCTTCCAGTTATTAGAGCCACCGCTCCAGCACTACCGCCTGCAAGCCAAGCAATGAATGATTTTCCTGTCATAATTGCCGTTGATACAGTTTGAATCGATTTTAATGCTTTATCAATCCCCCACAATGCCCCGGCAACAATAGCAATTTGTTTTCCGGTGTTTACAATCCTACCCACGTTCTGCTCGCTGAAAATCTTCTCCCAATTCACTTTAGATAGCCATTCCGTTAGTTTCTTTACTTGAGGGACTAAGGCTTTCCCTATTGCTAATGCACTTTCGTGGGCTTGGGCTTTTAATTTTTCAAAGGTTCTTTTTGCTCCTTTATCTAGTTCTTTCATAGCTTTATCTGCAGTTCCAGTTGCTGAACTCATCGCCTTCAAATCTTCTGTGAATTTCTTCAGATTGCTTCCCGATAAATTCATAAAAGCAGTTCCAGCTCGAACATTTCCAAAAATATTTGCTAAAGAAATACCTGTTTTCTTAGAGTATTCATCCAACATTTGAATGGCTTCTACTAAACTGTGGTTGTTCATAAATTTATCAAATGCTTCCCCTGTTGCCTTTTGAAAATGTTTAGCCGCTTGAGAACCATCTTGCATCAATTCCAGTATAGCCCCTTTTAATCCGGTAACTGCCTCCGCTGTTCCTACTTTATTGGATGTGATGGTTGCCATAGCAGCAGCGATATCTTTAAAACCAACATTCGCATTATAAGCAACTGATGTTACTTCTGATAAACTTCCTTGTAACTCATTGATAGTAGTAACCCCTCTATTTTGAACAGTCATTAGAATATCTGCTACACTAGCGGCATCTTTTGCTTCCATTTTGTATCCGTTCATGACTGCTACTAATCCGTTCATAGCACTTGCATAGTCAGTAAATCCTGCAATACTTAATTTAGCTGTAGTATCTAATATTTGAGCGGATTCTTTGACATCCCCCATAGAGGATACCAACTGATAATTCCCTTCTGCTACCTCTGCTGTACTTAGTCCATATCTTTTTGCTAAATTTCTAACATCTGACTCTATGTCTTCAAATGATTTTTTTGAAATGGTTCTTACTTTTAAAATCCCAGCCTCGAAGTCTGCATATTTTTTAATAGCAACCGTAGCCGCTCCAGTTAATCCCACAAGAGCATATTTCCCAGTCTTTGCAAGAGGTTGAGTTACTGTTCGGATTTTTGAAATTTTTTGGTTTAGTAATTCTAATTTTTGTAGTGTTTTTTCTGCTTCTACTCCTACTTTTTTTGGAAATTTCGCAATTTCATCTCCAGCTTTTACAGAAGTCTTGCCAATATCCCCGATACAGGTCTCCACTCTTTTTATTTTCGCCTCGGTATCTCCTGTTTCCGTATCAAATTCGATACCCACGGATAAAGCTACTTCATTATCTATCATCATCTCACCTCCTTTTATTTCTGTAAGCTATTGAAAATATCGCAGATTAAATTCACATCTTCTAGCCATTCCCATTCCTGGTCATCCAATCCACCTGAAGAATGTAAAAAGGCTATCTCATATCTTCCAGATAGCCCCTCTACTCTCAAATATTTTCTAAGATAGTTAATTCTTTCCCAAATAAAATCTAGTCCTTTATTCATCGGCAACATAAAATCAAGCGACGTATTTTTTTTCATCGCATTTATGACACGGAAGAATCGCTCTCTTTTTTCTCCTCTTCTTCTATTTTCAATTCTTCCTCTAAAAAACCCAATGTTTTTAACACAGTTTCTGTAGTTTCTTTTAATAATCCGTGGTCATAGAATTTAGTGTCTAATACTTCAATCAAAGAAGAAACTTTATCGTTTTTTGGAGTAATATCTTCTCCATCTTGTACTATTTTTTCCACTACTTTTGATAACAGATATAAATTGGGATTGCTCTCATATTCATTTAAGTATTTCATTTCCATATACGCCTCTCCATTGGCGTTGTATTGCAATTTTGGAGTTTGCATAAATAAAAACCTATCCCTAACTCCTGCTGTAATTCTATCTTTTACTTCAATATATGTATTTTCATTTGTTTTTGATTTTATAATCATTTGTAACCTCCTGTATAATTTTCATATTAAAAAAGAGAGACCGTTAAGCCTCTCCTTATAAACCTAAAATTTCTATTATCTTATCAATATCTACTGAATGTTCATGGATATTTTTCTCTCCATATCTTAAAAAATTCTTGTTTTACCGAAACAATTTCTATTTTTGGCATTTTTCCTCCACAAAAAAAGTAAAAGACTGGGATAAACCAGTCTTCATACGAGTGAATGATATTCTAACCGTCATTCCCGATTTAATATCCTTAACGAATAAGGCTTTGTTGTTAATTCATTGTAACTTACATAATGTACAAAGTCAAACATTTTTTTATCACATCTTCCTATACTTCTTTAAATGTGAATTTTAAGTGTGAACTATCTGCATTATTTGCAGAACATAAGAGTTCTATATTATGAGTTCCTGCCCCTTTATAGTCTCCTCTTTGATTGGAATTGATAAACATTTTAATTAGATTGATAACAATAGTATCTTCTTCTCCTGGTTTTCCTAATTTAATAGTCCCCACAACAGAAGTTCCTTTTATCATTTTGTCCTTCATTTCTTTGAATTGAGCAGCATTGTACTCATTTTTTTGAATTGATACTTTTGTTTCTTGAGGTTGTGTTCTTCTAAACTTAACATTATATAGACTATTTAAAGAACCCTTTGCCTCAACTCCGTTATTGATTTCAATGTCTACTCCCTCAATATCTGCAGATACATTTGCAGCGGCAAGGTTAATATTACTAAATAATGCCCGTAAACTATCCCCTGCAGGTTTTGCTCCTGTTACCTTGCCTGTTCCAATTTCATATGTTTTTCCCACAATGTCAATAGAACCTGTTATGAATCCGCCTAAAGCAATGTTTAACTTCATATTACTAATCATACAATCTACATATTCCCACTTTTCATTACTACTTTCATCCGCTAATACTACTGTATAAAATGCTGGATCATTCGTAGACATTTTATAATCCGCTCCGGTTTTAGTGTATGAAATAGCAGGCATTAATATTTCTAATATCTCTTTTGAAAATTCAATAGGGATACTACCTTGTAAATCAATTTTTCCTATTGTGGAATCTCCCTCTGCCTGTACATTCATAAATCTTTCTGATTTTAGTGGCGTGATAGATTCCTCAACATTAAAATCAGTTGCTCCGGCATCTATCATATCTTTATTTTCACATTTTTGCTTTTCTGCTTTTTGTTTTCCTAAGTAAACTTTAATGGTTGCCATTTCCAAACCTCCTATATAATATTACTGTAAATGTAGAACGTACTTCCAAGAGCAACTGTTCCGGTATTTCTAATACTAAGGTCTTACATCTAGGTATATTTAAAATTTCTTTTTGTATCTTACTATTTCGATAGAACCATTCGATAAATTCAAATCCTTGTTTCGTATTCTCTACATACTCACTTTTAGTTAGAAAACGGGAAACGGAAAACTCAATCCGTTTTGACTTAGGATTTCCCAAATTATCTATTTCCCATTCCTCAGAAATAGGAGTTAACCGTACATCAGGATATATTTCTTCTTCAAACGATTCTATCTGGCATACAAGCTTTTTTTCTGTTTCTATTTCTTTTTTCATAGTATCTAAAAAATAAATCATATGAAAGTAACCCCTCCTCTTTTTACTGGATTTTTCTTTTCATAACTTTCATTAAAAGACCGAATAATATTATGAAGTGTTTGTAGCTTATCCTCGGCAATACTTTCGTATTCTATTTTACTGAATAAAGTGTATTGCACATGCAAATCGATACAAAGCTTCATCACTTCTTCTTCCACTTCTTCTACGATAAAGAAATGTTTTATATAAACCCTAGCTTCCTTTTCTAAGCTTCTTAAATACTCTTGAAATTCAGGAGCTTGTAGCCTCATTGCTACTTGTACTTTTTTTAATATAATTTCAGGTATATTCATCAATACCCACCTCTTCTTATTACGTTAAATCCATTCATTCTCAAAGCCTTTTGCAAAAACCAACGTCCTTTTACTACTCTTTTCTTTGGGGTTCCATTAGGATAGTATAAGTTCGTATGCCTTGCTCCCATTCCTAATCTTGTTCTATGTCCATAATTGACATGTCCGGCATAAGATACAGAATTGTAAAGATATCCTCGGACCACTCTTCCAGAAATAGCGGCAGGGATTACTCCCCACCCTATTCTCAATCTTCCTCCGGTGTAGTTTTTCTTAGATTTTCCAACGGGGGTAAGTTGTATGACGTCCGCTTCTACACTTGCTATTTTTTGATTTGTAATATCAACCGCCATTTTCAAAAGAGTCTCTCGAATATGATTCTCTACACTAAAATGAATTCCTTTTCCCATTATGCCTCACTTGCTTTTATTGTAGGCTTTTTCGTTGTTAAAAGTAAGATTTTAGTATCATTTTTAATGTATAATCCATAATGCTGGTCAATATTTACCTTCGTTAACTTATGGTCGATATCTCTTTCTTTTTCTACCTGAGGACTTCTTTTTAATAATAAAGCTACTGCTCCAGCTTCCACAATAGGATTTATAATTTCCGACCCTTTTACCAACCCCTGATTAGCAGTTACTGTTAATTGTACTCCACATAATTCTCCAACGGTTCCGGACATAAGAATAGGCTTACCAGCCATATCTTTTAAAGCCAAGAAATTTTTATCTTTTCTAAGTTGAGCATATTGATCCGGGGTAATAAACATTACTCTAGGAATATCAATTTTTTCTCCAAATGTAGTCAAAGCATCCGCTAATACTTCATAAGATAATTCTTCTGATTTACGGTTATATTTTAACTTTGCTTTTTTAATTTCCTCTAATACATCAGCATCTATTTTTCTAGCAATAGACACTGCTAATTGAGAAGTTCCTTCCCCCAATGGGTCTCCAAATCCGGATAATAATGCTTCGTCTGAAAACTTGACCCCTTTTCCAACTTTTTTAATTGTCATAGTAGTTTTGGAAGTGGTTAGGTTTTCATATGGGATAGCACCTAATTCTGCAACATCCTCTGCAGCTCCAATCAAGCCCCATTTAGGTACAGTCACGGTATTTCCCGGAATCCCTTGTAATTTTGTATCTGTACTTAATAAAGGTCCAAATACTAATTTATGAGGTAATTCCTGTCTTACCATATCTTCCATTACTTCCGGAATTATCATGTACGTTAATTTTGTTTCATTTGCCATAAATATCTACTCTCCTTTTGTTAATTCTTGGTATAGTGCAAAATATTTTTGATATAATTCTGCTCTCTCTGTAAAACTCATCTTACCGAATTGTTCTTTTGTAATTCCAGTAAAACTTTTTTCTGTTTGAGGCTTTCCCCCTACTTTTTTCTCTGCCAGTTTTGTAATTTTATCCGTTAAATCTTTTGCACTTTTTAAAATGTCTTCTTCTGTTTCTCCTGTTACGTATTGCCATAAATCCACATTAAGTCCTGATTTCTTTAATATCTCTGTTTTGAAAAAATCTTTTTGAAATTTTGTCAACTCTGCAATTTTGGTATCTGTTTCAAGCTTATACTTTGCAAACTCTCCACTGACATCTGCTTTTTCTTTGTTTGCTTTTGTTCTTGCTCTATCTGATTCTGATTGCACCAAATCCAATACTGCTTTACTTTTCAAAATTTCTGTCATTAACTTTTCATTTCCTAAAACGTCATCTACTGTAATTTCAGTTGCCGTTGATTGAACAACTTCCCCTGTTTTTCTTGTTTCTTCTGCCATTGTTACCTCCTGTTATAAAAATAAAAAAAGAGTTCCCCTATTTCTAGTTGCCCTCTATGCCGATACTTCCCTATTTTTTAAATCCTTTTCTCGCTTCTTTCACAATGTCTTTTGGTTTCGTAAGTCTATACTTTACACGACCGTACACATAAACACATAATACAATCACCACGACACCTAAGAAGCAATATCCTGCTACCGTCATATCTTTCACCTCACTTTCCTATTTTTAAGTATTAAAAAAGAGAGGCTATAAAAAAACCTCTCTGCGTTAAATTATTCAAATATGCTATCGATAATATCTTTCCCTGCTTGTGGTAGAGAAAGATAACTTTCAGAACTTTTCATTTTCCGTTCTGTTTCCTTTTTGTGCTTCAATCCTTTTTGGTTTAAGTGCTTTTTCAAGGCTAAACATTTCATCGTACAGTCAAATGCCCTGAAAAAATTCTTTCCTAATAATTCTCTACTGATATTTTCAGCAATATAATCTCTTAGTTGAACATCGCCAATATATTGTAAAGCTTTTACTACTACTTCGGCTTTTTGAACAGCAATCGTTTCTTTTGTGTCTACCTTATCAAAGTTCCCTAGCACCACAGGAACCTTAGGAGTTTTATCTTCCAATCGGTTATCCACTCGGAAATAATTCTCAATGAAATCTTTGTACTTTTCATACACTCCGTATTTCTTACAAATTGCAATGACTTGCTCTTTTGACAGAATGCTGATAGAACTATACCTTCCGCTATGAGCTTTTGGATTCTCTTCTTTATATTGCTCTAAATCCCCATATCTCAATGTTAATTTATTATTCCGTACATGCCAATGTAAATTATCTTCTCTTATATGAATATATCTAGCTAGTTGTACAAGCTCTATTACCGGTTGCCCTTTCCAAGTGGTACAGATAATATCTTTTTCTTGGAAATCTAATTTTGTTTGTTTTGGATTTTTTAGGACTTGTTCCATTTCGTGAAATTTATTGATATAAGTTGCTGTAAATATTGCTCCCTTTTTCCCAGTCATTTTATGTGCTAGAAATTCACATCCTTTTTTCGTGATATCATATTTTTTATTTCTTTTTCCAGTTTTATCTTTGTATTGATTTTCTTGGAAAAATTCACTAAAAGCAATTTTGCTTTCAGCTAAATACGCTTTATATTTAGCAATATCCCTCAACAAATCTGCATGATTTTTTTCCACCATCTTTGCCACATCTCTACTGTCTAATGTCAACTTAACTACCATTAAATCCATTCTACATATCCTCCTTTGATTATTGAAATTCCAATCAAAAAATGATATAATGGATTTATCAATCTTTGATTGGTGTTGGAGATAGGTTGGAAGTTTCTGAGGCTTATGCAATCTATCTCTTTTTTTTATTTACTTAGTAATAAATGAATTCCCCGTCTAATGGCTTCTGCTTTTGAAATATTATTTTTTTTACAATATTCCAGCAACTTTTTTAAAGTTTCGTTATCAATTCTTACTTTAATATCATTACTTTTTGGATTATCACTAACAGGTCTACCCATTTTCGGACTCATATTTCATCACCTCACTTTTTGAGTTCCTTAAAATAATTATACTTTATGGAACTCTTAAAGTCAAGCATTTTTTTAATCAATAAAAAAAGAGGAATAAATCCTCTTCCTGAAAATCTAATTTTGTTTGTTCTTGTTTTGGTTGCTTTAGGGCTTGTTCCATTCGGTTGAACTCATTGATGTATGCCATTTTAAAATCAAGATAGCCTTGTATATTGAACATATATAAAGTAAACCCGTCTTTTGTCAATAAATATTCTTTGTACTCTCTTTTTTGTCCTTTTACTTTATAAGTGCTTGGTATTATTAGAGAAGCCACATTTGGCTTTTCTAAAATTTCATCTAAAGTCCTGATGACTTTACTGTGGTCTTTTCCTATCTCCTTAGCAATTACTCGGCTACTCACTACATAAATATTATTCTTCTTTTCCAAATGCACTAAATAATTCATTTTACATCACCCAACTTCCAAGCGATAGCGATTGCCCCACTCATAGTTGATGTATAATATACTAAATCTTTAAAAGTACATTTCCATAATCCATTGCTACATTTTGTCATTCTCATTTTTAACTCCTTTCAATAATTAAATTGAAAGAAATCTCTTTTTGTGATACAATATTTCTGAAAGAGAATTCTTTCGCCTGTAGGGTATTGTCTAACCGTCCAAAGTTCGCAATACCCTATTTTTTTAATTCTTCGTCAATTTTCTCGTTGAGCCAAAAAGTTTTGGTTTTATTTTCAGATTTTAATCTTTCTTCTAGCTTTTCTAACTTCTCCCTGTCTACAAGAACTCCAAAATCTTTTAACTTTTTTCTTCTTTCCTTAAAGTATTCGGCTCTGCTTTTAGTCATTTTCTCCCCCCTCTCTGTATCTGAATACATTATATTGTATCTGAATACAAAAGTCAAGCGTTTTTTATAAAAAAAAGAAGAAGTATTAAACTCCTTCCTTTTCTTGGATATTTAAATAATTTTTAAGTGCAACTTGTAATAAATTAGAAAAGTTTACAGAATATTTTTCCGCTTCATCATTCAACCATTTGGGAATGGTTAATGTTTTCTTTATTGTCTGGTTTTTTACCTTATCTATAATTGGTGTCATCCATACATCTACATAAACTAAAAACTGCCCTTTTTCTAATTCTAGCTTTCTCAAAGTTGGTTCAGGTACTTTAAGATTATTTTTCAATAAACTAAAAATGGTTCCCTCTAAAACATCTTTCGCATTCACAATAACTTCTTCTATGCTATCACCATCGGTAAAACATCCATCAAAATCTTTAAATTCAGCATAAAATACGTTATCTTCCTCATAAATTACACATGGATAAATATATTTTTCTTTCATAGCTCCTCCTTAAAAAGTCTAACAAGGCTAAAATTTTAGCCCTGTTATTCTTTTGACACTAGCTAACGTTCCATGCGGAATATCTTTCTTGGTACATTTCACAGGACAGGTTTTTCCATCTTTTATATAGATTTCATGTGATCCTGTTGTGTGGTCGTATTTCCAACCATTCTCAAGTAAGATTTTAACTAGTGTCTTGTAAGGTATTATATTTGACATGTCTACCTCCTTACAAGTATATTATACGTATTTTTTATACGTATGTCAAGAGAAATTTTTGTAAAGAAAATAGTCATTGAGGCGTTAACTTAACGACTATATCTGAATTGGCAGTTTTTATTTCTTCATGAGTGATCACTGCCAGTTCTTTTTTTTGTTTTTTCATCATATACAACTAATTTTGAATAACTCTCTGATAATACTTTATTATTCATAATCTCCCTCCTTATAAAAAAAGCACCTAGATTTCTCTAAGTGCTTTCGTTGGTAAAAATAAAAAGAAGATTAAGGTAGGTCTGGCATTCCCTACATCTCCTTCCAGTTACGGGGCGACGGTGCCAAAAACTCTCACGTCCTCATAATCTTCTTTAGTTGATTATAACATACCTAAAACTTTAAACGAAAATAAGTAGGTGTGCATTCCCTACATCTCCTTCCAGTTACGGGGCGACGGTAGCACATTCTCCGTCCTTTATTTTCGTATTTCCATTATACTATACAAAATTTATTTTTTCAATATGATTTTATTGTTCATCATATTTTTTAAGTACCCTTTTCTTATCTTATAGCTAGTTATAACAGAATTTTTGTATTTTTCTTCTAACGAAAGTTTTACTACTGTACTTAAATTTTTTTTATCTAATTCATGTATAAGCAATATCGTATTTTCGTTCTTCTCATCTTTCAAAATATAATCGGGGGTTTCTATGATTTCGTTAAAATTATTTTTTATTACCTCTACTACTTCAGGATGCCTTTCCTCAATATGCTGTAATCTTTCTTTTCTCAAAATAACCTTAGTAGTATTTAACTTCCCAAATTCTCTTTCTAAAACGTTCTGAATTTCCTTTGGAAAAGCAGTTTCTATGACAACCTCTTCTTTTAACCTTTTGTATTCTTGAATCTTTCTTTCCAATGCTTCTTTATCCACATAAGGAACGGTAACAGACCTACAAAACGGATGACAAAATGGGCAATTTACCCCAATCTGTCTATCTTTCTCCTCAAATACCTTTCCGTTTAGGCTCCTACAAATTTCAGAAGTTCTGTCGTCTATTGTAGCAATGAATTGATATTTCGTAATTCCCATTTCACGAAATACCACCCCTTTTGCATTTTCTAGGGCTCCTGTCGTTTCTGTTTCTATTAGCCTTCTAGCTTGGTAAAACCCTACATTCATATCTTTTGCTAGTCTTTTACTCATTTTCTTAAAATCATGCCCCTGTATAATTCCGTTTGTCACATTCTTCATGACCCGCCTTACTAATCCTTTGCGATTCTTCCATATCCTATCAGAATAGTTTTTACTGTCCCATTTCTGATTCACAATATTAGTAATGAGTTTTGGATCTAGCTTTGCCACAGTATTATTCCCTAAAATCCTCATACTGTCTTTATAAACAAACTCCACTACATTTTCTAAGTGTTTGCCTGTTACTTCCTTTTCTTTCATAGAAACCTTTGCTAATTCTACCTTAATGCCTGCTATAAGCTCCTCTCGTCTTGATACACGAGTTCTCCCAGCTAGGATATCTAATTCTTTCTTAATCTCTTTTCCTGCTTCTTTATCAGCTCCTAGGCGTTCTATTTCTTTGATGTATCCCTCAACGGTATATCGAAACTCAGCTCGTTCTTTTGTATTCAACATTTTTTTCATATCGGCAACCGTTAAGTTATTTTCTTTCGAATAACGTTCAATAAAAAAAGCTAAGTCAGTTTCTAATTCTTTCTTAGCTTCTCGGTAAATCGCTTTTAATTGTCCTTGCTTTTTCACGCTCATCTCGTGGGCTATGTTTTCCTGCTTTGTAAATCTTTCAAGAAAATACCTATTTGTCTGTTTCTTTTTCATCTACATCACGCTCGTAAGCATCTTCCATAGCATTTTCTTCTTCCATTTTTTCAATTTCCTTTTGCACATCATCTACGAATGTAGCAAGTTTTAATCTCGTTTCAGTAGATACAATCCCTGTCAAATTCTGTTGAATTTGAGTTTCTTCTAAAATATTTCTAGGGGTATCTAACGTGAAGTCAAACGATAATTCCAACGGATCCAACCATTTCCCTTCCGTTGTTTGAGAGTAGAAAGTAAATACCTGATAAAGAGCTTCCTTGAAATAGTGAATTGTTTTTTTGCAATTGTTATTGATGGGAGCCATCAAAAAATGAATTCCTAAATTTGTCAGTTGACCATATCCCTCTCTAGTTTGATGTGCATCGTATGTCTGTGCGAACTTAAATATATTTCTGACTTCTACATCAATAGCAGATAATACTCCCTCAATGTTTAAATTCTTCGTAATAAAGTCAACATCAGAATCTTCGGGAAGTCCTATAGCTCCTGTTTGTTGCATACTTTTTATGGTATCCTCATCTGGAGTACAACCTTTAAATTTAATATACGCTAAGCGGAATTGCTCTAATTCAGAAGCCAAATCAGAATACATTTTATCTAATACCTCAATAATATTTCTGACCCTGTATGTTTCTGATAGCTCCTCTTTATTGTTTTTGAATTTGATAAGCGGTATTTTATCAAATAGATGATTTACATTACTTTTCATTCCTTTAAATTCAGAAATAGGAGTTATTACACTTTCTTTTTTAGAAAAATAATAACGTTTTTGAGTATCGTATGCTTCGATAACCTCAATGTTATCCCCTTTTTCATTTTTACCGGCAATGATTCTAAAACATAATTCTTCATCAAAATATACACTCCAAGGATCTATTTCCACTAAATCAAACTTCCCATTTTCATCAATATAGCACAAACAAACACCATATCCCATAACTGAGGCGTGAATTCCCAATTCTGTTAGCACTCTATCAAAGGCTGTGTATCTTCTTAATTTTGTAATTTCTTGATTCTTGTTATCATCACTATTATCTAATGAAATAGCAATAGGATTCCCTAGATAATGTCCTACCTTTGTGTTTACTAAAACTCCAATATAATCATGATTGATTTTATTGTTGATTTTTTGTGCAGTAGGTAATTGCCTATGAAATATCGTCACTTCTTTTGTTTTATATCTCTCCCAATCTTTTAAAAATTTGAGATTTCTTCCTTGTTGTTCTTCTATCATTTTTTTAATTTTTTCTATCATAATGCAACTCCTTTTATTGCTTGTACCGTTCCTTTACTTATCTTTTCACAAACTCCTGTCAACGCGTCCGGTCCATCATCGTGAGCATTTTTCCCTTCTTTTTGATAAGTTGTGATTGCTTTATAGAACTCAGGCCATTTATTTTCCCACCCAATCGGGAAATAAATATTCTGCTGTACCCAAGCACTATTTGACAGTATCCTAGATTGCTTATTCCCAGATTGATGAAACCATTTCACAACTGTTTTATAGTTTCCGAGTTCTTTTGTTCTTCTCTCTACATTCCTTGCAAACCCTCGTCCACCATTGTTTGACTCGATGTCCGCTAAGTTTACTTGATGTTCTTTATAGGCCTTTGCTACAAGTTCTTCTGTGATTTCCATAGGCTCTTTAGTATAAATCACATCGACAATATAAGCACTATCCTTGCAATCATCATAGATGATGTTACATAAGTAGTCTGCTCCAGTATCTGCTGTATCACAATACGCTTTTCTTTGTCGTACTTTCTCTTTCGGAATTTCTACATACGCTTTTAAGTTTTGGTATAACTTTCCTTGAACGTCAATAGGCTCTTGCTGATAGTTTGCATATACAATCGCCTTATCCATGTGTTTTGTCTTAAAATGAAAATCCTCTAAGCTCAGTACATCTTCATCTAATGCAGTTCCATCTTCGTTGATAGCTTTATAGTTGATATGCTCTACATCGTCAAAATTCTTCAAAATAAAACCCGCTAAGTCATTTGTAGCCCAACGGGTCATAATAATAATCAATTTAAAACCTTTCTCTGTTCTTGATAGCATTGTATTTGTAAACCAATCGATATGTTTTTGTAATACATTTGCATTATACGCTTCTTCACTATTCTTTATCAAGTCATCAATGATGATAATGTCTGCCCCAAACCCTGTCGCAGTACCTGTTGGACTTGTTGCTAAATAATTGGCTACTTGGCTACCATCTAATGCCCATTTGTTCATAGACGCTTCTCCGTACTTGATTTTCGTATCCGGGAAAATATCTTGATATACTGTCATACCTTGTGATTTTTCCGTAGCAATTATATCACGTACTTGTTTCGCAAAGGTTGAGGATAAGGTTTCGTTATAAGAACCGGTCATTATTTTAAGCTTGTTATTTTTTCCTAACAGCCATTGTACAAATAAAACTGCCGTTCTTGATTTTCCAAATCTTGGAGGCATATTTACAACCAATATCTTTTTATCACTTTCAATAAAATTTTGTAATTTATCACATAAGTCTTTTAAATATATTTTTTCTTTTTTATAAAAATCTGGATGGAATAATTTACAGTAGTTCCAAAAATACAATTTTGCTAGTTCTATTCTAGCCCCTAATTGTATTAATTTTTCATCAATCGTCATCTTTAGCTAACCTTTTTAATTCCTCAACACTCAATGATGAGAAAGGATTGCTTCCGACTTCTCCCGACAACTGAACTCTCTCTGTATATTCTCCATCCATTTTATTTAATATATCTAATGCTTTTAATTTATCATTTAATTTTGCATTATCGTCGTTTAATACTTTAGTCAACCATTCTTTTCTCTCAACTGCCGACATTATCCTACTTGATTGAGCTTTTTTTTGCAATTCTTCAATATATTCTATTATTGCCGTATTTTGCCGTAATTTATTGACATTTTTATTTGTATATCTCTCACTATACCCAGCTTTCTTAGCAGCTTCAGTAGCATTTCCACATGCTACGTAAAATTCACAAAAAGCTTTTTGTCTTGCATTTAATTTCAATGCTACTTCACCTCACTTTCTAAAAATTTCTAATTCTGACATACTTTAAT